CGGGCATCCGGACAAGGTGCTGGCCGAGGTGCGGATGCACAGCAGCCGCGCCGCGGGGGAAGGTTGAACGCGGCAGCGGCTGCTGCTGCCCACGACCACCAGACCCGGCAGCCGGGTCCATGCTAGCCGCCAGCTCCAGGGCCCGGCCAGCGGCGATCTCCTCCACCAGGTCCCGGGCGAACGCGGCCAGCGCCTCCTCAGCGCCGCTCACGAGCCGCCGCCTAGCCCGTTGCCGCGCGCTCCGGACCCGACCGCACTCCCGCCCCCGGGCCCGCCGGGCCCGCTAGGCGACGGCGGCGGGGCAAAGCCGGGCTGCGGGAACGGGGCAGGCGCCGCCGACGTCCCGGCGCCCTGCTGCCCGGCGCCCTGCGGAGGCTGCTGGCCGGGGCCGCCCTGCTGGGCCTGCTGCTGCATCGCCTGCTGCATCTGGCGCGCCTGCTGCTCGCGCTGGCGCTTGATCTTGTCGTAGTCGATCTTGAAACCGAACGCCTCGGCCTGCCGCTGCTCCAGGCTCAGCATGAACTCCGGCGTGACGTTGGCCTGCTGCCCGGCCGTGGCCAGCTTGTCGAACGTGTCCTGGACGGCGGCCTTGGCCTCCTCGGTCAGCGGCCCCCACTTGAACTTGGGATACAGCCCGGTGCCGAAGTTCCAGTCCACGAACCGCGGGAAGATGTGGGTGTTGATGATCTCGGCCATCTCTTCAAGGATGCCTTCGAGCATCATCATGAAGGTGGTGTCACCCTGCTTGCCGAAGTCCACCAGCGTGGAGTCACCCTGGCTGCCGCCCTGGTCGTCATCGAACCACTGCGCCAGGATGGACTTGCTCATCTGGCTGTTGTGGTGATTGATCAGGCCGAGGAAGTCGAACCGGCTGCTGGTCTCGTTGAGCAGCTGCACCGTCCAGTCAGCGGACGGCAGCACCATGTACTGCGCCAGGCCGAGCTGAGACAGCGCCTTGATGAAGTTGTTCTTGTCGTTCGGGTTGGCGTTCGGCACCATCGTGCCGACCCGGGTGCCGACCGCCGCCCTTTGCGCGGCGAGGTGAGCGATGTAGTAGAGCTTTTCCTTCTTGTCGTAGTGGTAGAAGGCGCTCTCGAACATTGAGACCCCGTAGAAGGGGCGCTCGGCCTCGTCGTGGGCATAGTACAGCGCGACGTCCTTGTCTATCTTGACGTCGATGGTGCGGCCCTGGAAGAACGTCCTTTGCCTGAACCCGTTGAACTCGCCCTGGCCGTCCGTGAGGAAGGTCAGCGTCTCGCTCGGCCGCCAGTCCAGCTTGCGGATGCAAACCTTGCCCTTGTTGGGGCCGGTCTTGGGCACCCAGTAGACGAACTCCCAGGCACTGAACCCGGTGAACAGGGACAGGAACATCTGGGTGACGAAGCGAGTGAAGCTGTGCGTCATACCGCCGGCGTTGGCCGGCAGGAATAGCAGGTTCTTGCAGTACTCCGCCTCCTCGGTGCCACCCTCCTCGCCGTCCACCGGGATCACGTCGCTGTGCTTGAGGGAGGCCAGCATGGGCTTGGTCAGCAACCGGTACAGCGCACGGGCCTGGCCGTCGCGGCGGCGCATGGTGACCAGCTGCTTGACCGTGACCGGATCGTCGCGGAAGATCTCCCAGCTATCCCGGTAAGGGGTAGCGAACGGCAGGAAGTACGGGACACCGGTGGCGAAGTTGAGCTGCTCCTCTTGCGGCCGGGGCTGCTGCTGCTCCTCATCGAGGACGTAGCCCTCCTGGCCGAAGCCCTGCGACGTAACGCCCATGCCGCCTGGTGGCTGAACGCGGGACTCGTACGAGCCTGAGCCGCTGCCGGGTGTCGTCATGCGTGAAGGATCGTCGGAGTCAGCCGACGACCTTGACCATAAAGCTGGTCGGCAGCCGGGTGTACCAGTAGCGGCCGGTGACGAGGCTGGTCAGCAGGTTGGTGGCCACCGCCGCGTTGTTGGGGATGGTCTGGCCGTTGAGTGCGGCCTGGGCCGGGTTCTGCTGCGGGGTGCCGAACAGCTTCGCGGCGGCTGCCGCGGCGGTGGCGGCGCTGGCATTGGACTGAGCGGTGGCGGCGGCTGCGGCCCCGGCGGCGGTGGACGCGGTGTTCAGCCCGGTACCCTGCGACCCGGTGGAGACTCCCGACCCGGTGCTCGGCGGGATGTTGACCCTGGTGACCTTGTAGTTCTGGTTCCTGATCTGGACGATCTGGCCGACCTTGAGTGAGCCGAACGCAGAGCTGGCCGTTGACGCAGGCTTCTTCGGGCCAGCCGGGTGCGGCGTTCGGTACTGACTCACCTGGACCGGGCGCCCGTTCACGTTGTGCACGTAGGAACGAGTCACGCCGTTTGCCAGGCGCAGCACCTTCTCCAGACGACTCTCAGCCACGCCACATGGATCGGAAACGCGTAGAGGCCCCACTGCATCCATGCCAGCAGCAGGGCCTCTACGTGTCGGAAGCGTCCGAGCATGATATCCGGAAGCACCCAGAGCGTCTTAACAGGATCTCAGCCTACACCTTGCAGGCATTCACTCCGGTGATGTCGCCATCAGCGGGAAGCGACCCGCCCGAGTTGTTGAATGCGTCCAGTCCAGGTCTCGCAGGTGTTCGGCGCGTTGTAGATGTAGCTCCAGTTGATCTCGTTCATGCCCCCGAAGCTGGTGCCGGCCGGGAAGAACCGCTCCGGCCAGTTGGAGCTGTTGGTGCCCGTCGTGCTGGCATCCAGCGAAGCGGGCACCAGCGTGCCGTCCGGCGTGCCGCTGGCGGCGTAGAACTCGTACGCCGACGCCCCGGAGATCGTACCGGACAGAGTGCCGTGGATGGCCGTGCCCGCCTGCGGCGAATTGGCTCCGGCGTCGGTGGTGAACGACCCGGCGTCAGTCAGCATCGCCGTGTAGAAGTAACAGGCGGTAACGCCGTTGGTAGCTGTGCCGCCGCAATTGCTGGCAGCCGCCGCCGCGTGCCGGGTCACCGTCATCTGGCGGTTGAAGGTGTCCACGGCCCAGTTGCCGTGGTTGCCGGAGTCCGCGTCCTTGGTGATGTTGGTCTGCGCTGACGCGGTGACGGGCTGGTAGCTGGTTCCCGCAGGGCCTGCTGGCCCGGCCGGACCCTGAGGGCCGGCAGGACCCTGGGCTCCGGTAGCTCCCTGCGGACCCTGCGTGCCGCCGGTGACGGTGGTGAACACCGGGCCGGTCGGCGGCGAGAACGGCGATGCCTTGTCGGCGCCGGCCTGTGCTGCCACCTTGACGTCGTACGCAGTGCCCTGGACCAGGCCGGTAGCAACAACTGACGTCCCGGTCAGCCCGCCCTTATCAAACGCGGCGGCTAGCGCCGGGTCATTGGCCGAGTAGACGATGACCTGGTACTTGGCACCGGCCGCGTTCGCGCCGTCCTTCCAGTGCACCGTGAGCGTCGTGGCCGTGGCGGCCGGAACGGCGACGGAGGTCGGCGCAGCGTACGTCGCTGTCGCTGCCGCGTTCGCCGCCCCGCTAATGCCTACCCCGGCAGCGGCCAGTGCTGCCGCGGCGGCTGCGGTCAGCACCGCAAGACGTGTTTTCATCCTGCAATTCCCATCAATAGGAGGGGTGTTTACTTGGACAAACCTACAGTAAAAAAGAAGAAAGGGGGCCGGCTCCGTGATGGGAGAACGGAACCGGCCCCGGCAGGCCCTCCTGCCTGCCCTTCTCGCCAGCCTTTGCGAGGTACCCAGGAGATTCCCACACCTCGAACAGGCTGTCAAGACTCTTCGGTTGTATCAGTTTCCATCTCGACTGCAGTTCCGGATTCCACTCCGCCGCGGTTGTCGTCGTGGCAGAGGCACAGACACCCGCGGTTGCCCGGCTCCTCACCCTTGCACTCACCGTGTCGCCACGCTGCTTCCTCGCCGTGGGACGACATGCCCATGACACAGGTAATGGACAGGCCGACTTCCCGCGCCCGCTGGTGTGCCTTCTGCAGCTCCTTGATGGTGATGTCTTCACGGAGCCGCTGCCGGTCCAGTACGGTCATCCCACGGCGGAGTCTCATATCGAGTTCGGCGGGTTGATGATGGGAGTCGGCCTGGGCCTAGGCCTCGGCTTGGGCTTCGGGGTAGCAGGGGTAGGAAAACGCATGTATCTCATGGTTCTACTACAGGTCAGCGGGCAATCCACGCGGAGTTGACCGGACCGAGCGCAACCCAGTACCGGCCGTACTCACAGCCCTTGCCAGGCCGCTGCCAGTCCTTCCGGTGCAGGTGGACCTTGAAATCAAACCGGCCGACTGCGACGTAGAAGCTGCCCTGGCCGATGTCCAGCACCAGATCACGAGTGAACTGGCTGCCGTAGTGCGCGCGTCTCATGACCCTGCTACTGGCTGCCGCCGTAGGATTCCCCGACATCGTAGATGAAGCCGCCGGTCGGCAGGATCAGGTGCTCCATCTCCCGGTCCTTCTGCTCCTCGGGGATGAACTCGTCCGGCTGCCCGAGGTAGCCCAGGTCCGGCATGCCGATGGGCATGTCCGCGGACCGCGAGGCACCGCCCCACTGGTGCGGCAGGCCGGGCCAGGCCCGCGCGCCGTGCTCGTCTTCCTGGCCGCCCAGCAGCACCGCCCCGTGGATGGCCCCGGCCATGGCGTCGGCCAGGTCCTTGGACCCGTCGCTGGGGTGGTCGATCTTGCCGTTGGGTAGCCGGGACAGGGACAGGATCTCGGTAATCATAAGCTCCCAGTCCGGGAACTCCAGCCGGGACTCGTACGCCAGGTCGCGCATGGTGCGCCAGCCCACCTCGTCGCGGTCGAGGGAGAACTTGTCGGTCTCGATGCCAGCCAGGGTGAGCCGCTGCTGCAGGTCGAGGGACTGCCACTGGTCGGCGGTGAACTGGGCGATGATGAACCCGCGGCGGCGCATCTCCAGTACCAGGTCACCCACCCAGCGGATCTGAATCTCGCGGGCGGGCTGGCTGGACTTGTCGGCCTCGTAGCCAATCACGAAGTCCACCTTGACCACCGGCCGGGACTCCATGGTGGTGACGTCCAGGCCGCCCTCATCGCTCCCGAGGACGGTGACCTCTTTCCAGTTCTTCACGTGCGCCAGGGCGACGCCGGCCCGGCAGCTGTCTACCGCCAGGTCGGCGTGCATGGCGTACCGCGCGCCCTGGATCGGGTAGAAGTTCTCCGCGAAGGTGTACCGCGGGGACCACGCCTGGCCGTCGCGTACGTAGTCCACCTCCAGCGGCTGCTGGCCGCTGGGGTTGACGTAGGCGCAGGCGCGCACCGCCTGCTCGTTGGCGAAGTACGGCGCGACGGTGAAGCTCGGCTTGCACTCGTACCGCGCCCGGCTCATCACCGGGTCGTCGCGGTAGTCGGCCGCGAACTGCTCCTTGCCGCGCACCCGGGGGTTGACCTCCCAGGTGGCATACGGGCCGGAGACGTAGTGCCGGCTGTCGGCGCCGTAGGCGGCCAGGTCCTTGTTGCCCTCCTCGATCAGCTGCATGATCTTGCTGCCCTTGTACCGGGGCCAGGAGATGCGGATGTTCTTGTAGGTCTCGAACCGGGTGGAGGCAGAGGTCTGGAGCATCTGGAGAATGGCCTCGGCAGTGGAGGACGACTCCCGCGCGCCCTTGCGCCCGCCGGACTTCTCCAGCTCACCGACCGTCTTGAAGGCGTCGATCTCGTCCGCGACACCCATGATCAGGTTCAGGCCCTCCTGGCTGTCAGCGTCGGAGTGGCCGGACACGGCTTCCACGTTCTTGGGGAAGCGAACCGTGTCCAGCAGCGCGGTGGACGCCCCGCCGTCCTCAGGCTTCTTCTTGGGTGGCCGGCCGCGGCGGGCCTGCTTCTCCTGCACCTCCACGCCCATGGTCTGGAACCAGTTGCCCTCGCGCATGACGGCCTTGCGGAGCGGGTTGAAGAACGCCCGGGTGGCCTGCTTGGAGTTGACCGCGACGTTGATCACGTGGATGGAGTCCTGCGGCGGCATCTCGTAGTAGTTCTGCGGCGAGCGCAGGCACAGCAGCAGGTAGCACACGCGGAGCACGGCGATACGAGCCACGTGGTCCTTGCCGGAGCCCTTGCCCCACTCCAGCTCCAGGAAGTTGACCATCCGGCCCGGCTTAACCCAA